AGAATGTTGGGGCTGATGGTACTGTGACGATTGATGTTGTACGTCAAGAAATAGCAGGCGCATTTAACAGTGTGCGACGATCAAATAGTCCTGAGAGTCGAGTGTTCCAAGACACCTTTGGTTTAATCCCTTCGCGATAGGAAAAAACATGGATCAATTTATGCTTTGTCCTCTGCAAGAGGGGTATGTCTTCACGCCGGGTAATAATGTGCGTGAACAAAAAACAGAAGGTGGTATGCCTCGACAAGTTATTAAATTTGTCGGGGCAATTCACATGGTTTCTGTTGTTGTATATCTGAAAGATCCACAAGCTCGACAATATTTCTGGGCGTTCTGGCGGATCAATCAAACCAAAATTTGGCGTTGGAATCTGGCTTTAGATAACGGCGTTAAAGAGGATTGCTTGTGTCAATTTTCAGCTGAAAGCGTGCCTCAAGAAAATTTGATTGATGGCGTAAAGCGTAAAGTTGCAATCAATATTTATGTTGTCCCAGTTAAACGTGATCCTGCATTTGACAGAACAATCATTGATTTATGGCAATCCGGATTAATCAATAATTTGAGTGATATTGAGAAAATTCCGAACGTCTGGCTGCCAGATGCCGTGGGGGTTTAGATGGAAATTACTACTGAAATGTCGTCCTTGCTGGACCAGTCCGCTGGGCCGACAGGATTGATCGAATGCATTGAAATTTCACATTCGAAATGGCCAGCTGTTTTGCGTTATGTGATTAACTCCAGTGAACCAATGGTCTTGACACATGAAAATGGCCAAGCATTTGAATACGCCTATGCTCCGATCAGCATTACCCGTTCTTCAGAAGAAGATACGCTTGAGCAAGAGATTAGTTTCAGTATGGGTGATGTTGGTGAGACAGTGCCAGCATTGATTGATTTAATCATTCACGATGAAGAAATTGAGTTGCCGCTAGTGTCATACAGAGCGTATTTGATTGGCCAATATGATTCTCCAATCTTTGTTGCGCGTGATCTTGAACTTGAAAATGTGACGCGGGATTGGAAAGGCACGCAAGGTGATTCAAAAGCACCTGGATTGAATGACTCAGGCAATGGCGAAGTGTATTCAGCGTCCACAGATCCAAGTTTGATAGGATTCTACTGATGATTAATCGCTTATTTCACTGTGAATACAATCCGCAAAAATATCATTGTGTCCATTTTGTGATTGAAGCAGCACGAGTGCTCTACGGAATAGATTACTCTGCAAGTTTTATCGGCCTGACGGGTTCGCTGGATGAAACAGTGAAGACTTCACGCTCAACAATGATCAAGAATAAGCGAATAGATCGGCCCATTGAGGGCTGTATTGTCCTGATGTCATATCACAATGAAAGCTCGCATGTCGGGCTTTTTTATCGCCAGCGGATTTTTCATTTAACGGAAAAAGGCGTGCAACGAATCACGTTAGAACAAGCAAAACCATTATTCAAAAGGATGCGTTTTTATGAGCCAAATTTGCATCATTAAGAATGCTCTGGATCACACAGAGCAAGAGATTGTGCAATCTGAAAATGCATTAAAAACCTTTTTAGATACTAGATACAAGCACCCGCATGCGCGGATATATAAGCAAACCATCCGCATGCGCGGATATATCGCGGGAATCCATGTCCTGAAAATGACATCACACCATCACAACTGGAAAAAGCTAGTATTGCGCGGCTACTTGAAACAAATGAAGATCTAACAATTGTCTGCCATCCCGGCGATATCATTTCCGCTGTGAACTATGCTGTCGCAAAAATCTTCGGTGAAGCGGTCCAGTACTTTGTTAAAACACCAAAATTCGATAGTGGCAAATCCTCTGGATCGAGTAATAACAACCTATCGAACCCAGAAAATAAGCAGCGCATTAAAGAGCGTATTCCCTACATTATCGGCCGGGTTAAAGCGATTCCAGATCTACTCGCGCCTGCACTTCGGTATTTTAAGGAAGGCATTGAGGTTGAAGAGCTGTTGATGTGCTTGTGTGAAAATCCCGTACAAGTATCAAACTTCAAGGAAGGTGATACGCCTGTTGCGGAAATACCTGGTAAATCTATCACCGCGTATGACTTAAATCAGTCTATTGTGGGTACTGAAAGCATCTATAAAATTGGCGATAGCTTTACTGATGCGCCAGTTGTAGCGAAGCAAAATAGTTCCGTAAATGGCCAGACTTTACTACCACCAAACAGCACCCGATTTGAACGTTCAGATGTATATTTTGTATATCCGAATCAGATTAAAACCCTGAACAATACGTCTGATTTTGAAAAGTTTGTTGTGAATGAATTGGTGACAATTGAAGGGGCGAACTTTGGTATTGCAGATTTAACCATCACCGGCTCAGTCAATATTAATTATCTGACCCAAACACTTGAAATTAGCTCGAATCAAACCGCAGTCAATTTTCAGGATTTTCGCAAGATCAATATCACCGCCATGCTGATTGTAGATCCAATCAATGGGCAGCTTGATTTGGCCGGCTTATATGATGTTGAAAGTATTTCGTATAGCGCGGGCGTGTACTCAATCAAGCTGCTGAATGCGACCAGCACAAACACAAATTTTGCCAATTTAACTGAAAATGCAGTAACAAATTTGAGTGCAAATTTAACAGCCAATACTGCAAACATCTTTTTAGATGGTACATACACAATTACTGGTATTGATAAAGCCAATCGCTTGATGACGCTTGCAACACCGAGTACAACCAATCCTGATTGGAACAAACTGGCTGATTTGAATGGGCAGCAAACTCCCACATCACGTATCAAACTGCGCGGCAATCAGGAGAATTACATTGGGTGGTTTACCATTGATTCACCTCAGGCAAAAGGCTTGCTGCTAAATTTCCGTGCTGGGAATGGTATTTATAAAGCCTCGTCTGCAAAAACAGTCAGCATTGAAGCCGAGTATCAGCAAGTTGTAAATAACATGCCAACCGGGCAAATATATCGCCGAAGCATTACTTTGACCGGTAAAGCTAATAACCGTGATGCTGTTGGTGCGTCGATGTGGATTGATTTGCCTTTCAGCGGAGCTGTGCGATTTCGTGCACGTCGGACTAACGATAATGGTGATGCAGCAGATTTGATTGACGAAACTAAATTTTATCAAGCCTATGCATATCATTATCTTGAAAAGCTGGTCTATCCGAATCGGATTATTGTTCGTGCAAGAACAGTAGCCACAGCGAATGCAACGAGTCAAGATTCACGGCAATTGAACTGTATTGCTGAGAGCTTAGTTTATTCATATCGTGGTGGGGTTAAATCTACTGAACGCATTGCTTCACGCAATATTGCAGACACGACCATTGATTTAGCTTTGCATCCAAAAATAGGCCGACGATTTGAAACTGAAATTGATTTTGATCGAATCTACC